GACCAACTGGCCGAGGCGGTACTTGATCGGTTCGACATCGTTCTGCGGTGCGATACTCCGCATGATGGAATCATCCGGCGATTGTCGCCCGAAAGCGCGGCTTTCATCCTGAACAAGGTTCAGAACGAGCCGGACGAATACAACTGGACGCCGACCATAACCCCGCGCCGGATGTTGTCCTTTGAGCATCTGCGAAAGCAGGGTCTGAGCGACGAACTGGCCGCCGAACTGGTATTCGGTGAGGGACAGGGGAAAACAGTTCTCATGGCAATGGTGGACGCCCAACGAAACGCTCTGAAGGCTGACTAATCATGCACGAACACAACACCGGAACACACAAGCACAAATGCGACTTTTGCGGCTTTGTTTGGGAGCATGAGGATTCATGCATTAACAACACAAAGGCGCACACCTGCGCTATTTGTCTGAACGTCCAATGGTACTGGGACTATATGCCTGACACGGCGTTTTCGATCAGTTGCGCCAGCATGCCACAGGACACGAAACCCGAAATTGACCTGTCAAACGTAGAGGATTTTTTCCGATTCGTTGACGGTCTAACAAGGAAAGGCGACTAAGAATGAGTGAATCAAAACAAGAGGAAATAATTGGGACGCTTTGGCTGATTGCGGGACTTCTCGCTTTCAGTGGCGGTCACAATCTCGCCGGATGGATTCTGTTGGGCAAATCAGCGTTGGACATGATCTGCTCATTATCACTGGCAATCATCGAGACAAGGAAAGGCCACTAAATGAAAAACGTTTATTTGCTGGAAATTGACAAACTGCAAATTGGGCAGACCGGAGGCTTTGAGCCGACGGACAAGCTAGAGATTGTCGGAGTGTTCGCCACTGAAGCGGAGGCGCGAAAAGCAATTCCGAGCGAGGCGACCGAAACGCTCATAACCAAACTCCCGATTGGCCGCGTTTACCTGCGCGGAATCGGTGAGGCAATTCACAAGCACACAGGAGGCATAACTTACTAATGAAAGCAAAACCGAGCAAACGAACGGTGCGCGATGCAATACGCGCCAGCGTACCGGACGGAAAGTTACGCAAGGCGCAAATCGTACTAAAGGAGCGAACCGACGCAATGCAAATTGGCGGCTTCACCCAGTACGAACGGGAGACCGGGGGCGATGTTGTCAAGATCGGCGCACCCGCTTCGGATGATTCGTACGGAATCACCGTGCGAGGCCATGAGACACGGCACGCGACACGGCACACTCCGCGCCGGAAAAAACCCAAAACCGAAAACGAGGCAATCGCCGGACAGATCGTGGACGATGTAAACATCGAAACTTCGCCGCTTCCTGACGTTGCCTCAATCCGGCCGTACCGCCGAGCGCACCTGAAAACGGCCATGGATGGAGTCCGAGTCTTGTTGAAGAATAAGCGACATGTCACGGCGAATCCAAAAGACGACACGGCACAGCTTCGCAATGGCAACCTCTTAAACGCGGTGCGAACCGTGGCGATGTTGCATCATTACGGGCAGGGGGAAGCTTCCGAGATTAAGGCACGGTCGAAAGGTTACAACAAGGTTCGAAAGGTGATCGGAGACAACCTGTTTTCGGGAGTCGCCCAAATCGTGAAAATGGCGAAGCTTCGCAGTAAACGGGCAAGGGCGATTTCGATGCTCGTTGCCCTGATGGAGCAACCCGAACCGGAAAAAGGTGAGGAAATCGAAACCGAGGAAGGCGGCGAACTGCTGATGCCAGTGGAACATGGTGACGCATTCGATGGTAAGATGGAGATTCACGACCTGCGACCAAAGTCTGTCTTTTGCGCCAAGGAAAAGACCATCAGCCGACGCAACGCGCCCAACGGTGTAATCATTAACCCGACACGCTACGTTTCTGCGGTAGTCAGTGGCGATGCCAACGGGCTTTTCTCGCGCCGAGTAAGACAAAAACCTGGTGGAACGGTGTTGATAGACGCGAGCGGTTCAATGGGAGCAAACCGAGACAACCTGAGCGAGCTTTGCGCCTTAGTCCCAACCGCAACCGTGGGTTACTACTCGGGATATGGCACGGCAACAGGCGACTTGTCCATTTACGCGCACCAAGGCAAGCGGTACGCGGGAGAGTTGCCACAGAAGACGCTTCACGGCGGGAACTCCGTTGATCTTCCGGCCATTCGATGGATGATGCAACAAAGCAAGCCGTGGACGCTTGTCAGTGACTTGGAGTTTTGTTGCGGCGTCTTGGGGAGCGAGACCATTGCGCATGCGCTCGTTGAACGTGCCGAACGTCGCGGGGAACTGACGGTTTACCGTTCACTCGATGCGGCTTATGAGGCATTCGGCGGAAAGAAGAACTTGGCAGACGCCGAGCGAAGAAGGGAACGGGAAGCAAGGCTAATCGCCGGACGAGCAGCAAGAGCAGCAAGCCGGATAAGGAAAGTCATGGCCGAATAACAGAGAGAGCAGTAAGGTCATAAGCAAGCCGCATCAGTAATGGTGCGGCTTCGCTGCGTACGCATTCAGTCAGCATCCAAACCAGTCAAGCCGACCAGAGGAGCGGAGACAGCATCACAGGTACATAAGTACGTACTTAAGAAGGGAGAGCATGCACTTACAGGAGATCCTAAAGCATGCCTTGATGTATAACCGGCAGGGTGGCAGCGGGTTACCGGCTATGCCTAAGAATTCTTTAATGCGTAAGCGGGGGGGTAGGGGGGGCTAGTTACCTGGAGAAATTCTACTCAGTGCTGCACCCGGGCATGTTTCCTGGATAAAATCACCTGTATGCAAAGCCCGATCCAGTACTGGAAAAATTATCAATTACTGAATAACCCCGGGGTTCTTATTTCCTATTAAGAAGCCCGGGGGAGAGATTCTTCTTGCAGGGAAGAACCCCTGGAGGTAAACATCATCCCAAGGACAATGACAAGGACAAGGACAAGGACAAGGAAATGGCGTTACCGAAGCGACCTGACGCGGAACTTGGTGCATTGAAGGCGCTGGTTACCGTTTACGGGACGCGGGAGGCATCCCGGGTGTCCGGCGTTCCTTACGGTACGATCTCCGCGTATGCGTTCCGCTACAAATGGAAGAAGGCGACATTCAAGAAGGAGCCGCGGCGGCACGATGGCGTTACCGGCAAGGACGCTGCTGACCTGTTGGCGGAAGCTTTGGAGAAACACAAGAACGCTTCCACTCTGAACCTGGCCAAGTACGTCGATAAAGCAGCCAAGAAAGCTGCCGAGCACAGAGATCCGCTGGAGGTAGCCCGCAAAGTGCGCGACGTCGCCGGTGTCCACCAGGTGCTATTTCCGGCGGAGGAGGGCGGCGAGGGACTGATTGAGGGCGCAATCCTGCTGGGAAGCGCGAAACCGACCATTAACCCCGCCGAAGTGGAAGCCCGGGCGGTGGAAGGACGAGTTATAGACGATGTACGGACTGAACTTCCCGACCAGCGACCGCAAGGCGATTGAGCTTTGGTGCTTTGCCAATGATCCGCCTCTTGGACTTGGCAAATATCAGCATCTGCGTAACTCAATCGACCTGATCTGGAACAAAACGCATCCAAACACGTACATTTGGAACGACTGGTCGGAATGGATGCAGCGAACCTTCGCTGAAAATCCCTGGTGCACGGTCACCGGCCCTGCCGCGAGCTGGAAAACCACCTCCGCCGGACTCTTTGGCCTTGCCCGGTTCTATTCCAGCCCGAAAGACACTGTTGTCATCGTCACCTCCACTACACTGGACGGTCTCCGACGACGAGTTTGGAAGGAAATATCTCATTTCCACCGGCTGCGACCACTTTTCGGTCACATGGTTCAGTCCCGAAACTGCATCCAATACCGAAAAGGCCATGATGATGCGGGTATTTTCGGACTGGCTACTGACAAAGGGGAAATCGACAAGGCAATCGGGAAAATCATCGGGTTTCATGCTCCCAACATGGTGGTCATCGTGGATGAGATGCCGTACACGCCCGAAGCGATCGTGGAAGCGTGCGTAAACCTTGAAACAGGGGCAAAATCCTTCCAGTTCATAGGCCTGGGCAACGCCGACGACATGCTCGACCCGCACGGGCGCATGTCCGAGCCGCGTGCTGGCTGGAACTCCGTCGATGTAGAATCCGACCAGTGGGAAACGCGCCGTGGGACATGCATCCACCTCGATGGACTCAAATCTCCCAACATCACCGACAAGACCAAGAATTACCCCGGGCTTCTGACGCAGGCCGACATCAACACCACGACCGAGGTGTACGGCGTCGATTCACCGCAGTTCTGGCAGATGCGACGCGGGTTCTGGGCACCCGAAGGAATCACCAAGACCGTCCTCACCATGCCCATGATCATGAGAAGCAGCAGCTTTGAGGATTGTTCCTTCGATCAGGAAGTGTTTCCCGTAGCTGGTCTCGATCCGGCCTTTGAAGGGGATGACCGATGCGTGCTCAGGCTCGGTCACTGCGGGAAGGTCAATGGTAAGATGACACTCAGGCTGGGCCGGAAGCTTTTTATCAAGACAAAAGTGAAGCCGGATGACCCCGCGCATTACCAGATTGTCCGGCAGGTGAAGGAGGCATGCAAGAATGAAGGCGTTACACCATATTATTTCGGACTCGACTCTACGGGAGAAGGCGGCGGCCTGGCTTCAATTTTTCAAAGGGAATGGAGTCGTGAAATCCTCTGTGTCGAGTTCGGGGGAAGGCCGAGTAGCAATCCGGTTTCCAATACCAACCCTAAGAGAGCGGATCAGGAATATGACCGCCGCGTCACGGAGCTGTGGTTCTTCTTCCGGCTGATCCTCCTCAACGAGCAGATCCGGGGACTCGACCCTGAGAGCGCCATGGAATTCTGCCGCCGCTGGTGGATGATGCGCGGCCCTGTCATCTCATTGGAAACCAAGCAGAAAATGAAAGACCGCACCCGAAGAAGCCCCGACATCGCTGACGCCGATGTGGTCACCGCGCAGGTGGCCGCGGCCCGATGCCATCTTTCGCCTAACGAGTATTCCCATTCCGAGGAGCGCCCGGATACGCCGTGGAAACGCTTCCTCCAGAAACGCAATGTCATCCCGCAATACGCAGCTCTGTCTCGCTAACGAGTGGGGGCCATGCCCGCCGGACGGTTTCCGATACGTTGATCCGGTGGACGGCTTCATCGCCCACGCCTGGACTTACGTTGACTGGGTGGATATCCAGGCGCGTCACCTTCAGGTCAACAAAAGGGAAATTCCGCTCGACCTGGGAGCGCAGATGCAGAACCAGCTTTGCCAGAGCCTTCCCCCGGGCTGGTGCAGGTACGATGACGACAACCGGCCAAGGCCAACGCTGTCGCTCTCCTACAACGATGTCGCTGGCGGCCTGAAAACCTTTGCCCGCTGGATCGCCGGTGGATGCAAGTACGTCTCACAGGAGGAAGCCGACCGGCGTGCGCTGATCTGCTCGCGCTGCTACCTCAACGTCAATGTGCAGGGATGCGCCGGTTGCCAGCAGGCCATTCAGGAAGTCGTCCGGGACAAGCATTCCAAGTACGACCCGGCCATAAATACCTGCGCCGTCTGCAAATGCTTCCTACAGGCGAAGGTGCATTTTCCAATCGAGACCCTTGACACGGAAAGTGAAAAGGTGCAATCAATGTACCCGGGCTTCTGCTGGCTCAACAAAGAAAGCGAGAATTTCCATGGCGGCAAAGAAGAACTGGATCCAAGGCGCGGTCAACCCAAAGCACAAGGGCTACTGCACCCCGATGAGTAAAAGCACCTGCACTCCGCGCAGGGCCGCTCTGGCCCGCCGGTTCAAGGCCATGGCGCGTGCCAGGAAAGGAAAATAATGGCTGTCCAGCTCATCTACCGGATCG